TCAGTTGATGACCTAGATAAAGCTATGCGAATAGCTTCAGAACAGTTGTGGGATGGTGAACGTCCGCAAGTTCTTGTATACGACTACCTAGAGCTGATACGTGGAGGCAATGGCGATGCGCAAAGCGTGCAAGCTAAGATTGAATCCTTTAAACAGCTCATATCTGACTGGCGAATTGTAGGCGTAATGCTACACCAGTCAGGTCGTGGAGCAGGACAACGTGGTAGCGCAGGAGGCATTGACTCTGGACGCTACGGTTCTACATCAGAAAGCCATTTCGTGTTTGAAACATGGAGGCGTTGGGATGACACATCACTAGATGAAGAAACCCGACAATGGTACAAGGATGAAATAAGCGTTGGTCTACACAAGAACAAAGCTGGTGAAGGTCAAAAAGCTGAGGTGAATCTAACCATACATCCAAGTGGTCGCCTGCTAGAAGCAGGAGTGACATGGGAGCAGATGAGTTTAGATGACTAGAGAAAATGACTTTTACACATTGTTCAGAGGATTCCCTGAAGCATACGGCACTGATTCAGGCGGTTGCAAATGGGAACCTGTAACGCTAGACCTGATACGTGGTCACTTGTTCGGTGGCGACATGATAGGGGCATACCCTCTCGTGTACGATCCTAAATGCAAGCTAGATCTGTTAGGTCCACTCGCTTACGACACTGACAAGAAATACCAGAACATGCAACCACATATGTGGCATTGCAGGTGGGGAGCAATAGACATTGACGAAGGCGATGAGTCAATAGACTTAGCGTTTAGCGCTCAAAGCATATTGCAAGCCATGCAAATACCTAGCTGGGTTGAGTTATCTCGGTCCAAAGGTTGCCATGTATGGGTGTTTGCAGAGGATTATGTAGTAGCGGCTGAGATGCGTAAAGCATTGAAAGCCTGTTTGCAGATAGGCAAAATACCACATGACGCTGTATACCCTAAGCAGGACTACCTTGATGGACCTGTCGGTAACTACATGCGTTTACCTTATGGCAAGAACAAACCTGTAGGAAGGCAAGTAATGCTAGATCCTAAGGATGATTCTGAGATAGACCTTGACCAATTCCTGTATGAAGCAGAAGAAAACAAGGCTGATATCTCACGCATTAAGGAAGCTGGGAAGCTATATAAAGAACCTAAGAGCACATTACCACCGCCTAGGGACTACTCAAAAGAACCTTTAATGACCATAGACGGCTCTAAGCTACGTGGTCTAGCAAGGCGAATGTATGAGGATGGACCAGTACCGTACTATCGTAACGGTGAGGGCGCTGGTAAAGGTCGTCACGGATTTCTTAATCGTTTTGCACGTGCTATGTGGGAAGCGAACTATAGTGAGAGTGACATAATTTCTTGGACATTGGATTTAGACAGCCGTTTAAGTGCATGGTACGAGGAAGGACCAAAGTTCTCAGGGAGAAAAGATGGCGCAAAACAAATCCAAAAACTCGTTGATGCCGCAAGGCGAGCTTCACGAAGATAGCGTAGAGTACACCTTTACGGTACAGGGAAGACCTGTACCTAAAGGTCGTCCTCGCATGTCCAGAAAAGGTCGTGTGTATACGCCAGAAGCTACTAAGGAAGCTGAACAGCTTTACGTAGATAGCGTAAGCGATGCACCGTCCTTTGACGGACCCGTGTACATTGAGCTGACGTTTACTCCTGAATGCACAGAAGTAAAGATACAAACAGTAGATGGTTGGAAAAGCCCCCTACGTGGAGACTTAGATAACTATATTAAACTAGCTTTAGACGGAATACAGAAAGCAGGCATAATAGCCAACGACAGGCAAGTCGTTGGTGTTCATGCGATCAAGATATGAAACATCAAGTTCACATACATCAACAACGGTTGCGTAAAGGATTGCCTGCCATTATTCACAGGACATACAAGGGAACTACGTACCATACAGAGTTCGTGATACCTGAAGGGGCTAAGGTTATACAACCTGAAAAGCCTCTACCCTGTGGAGCGAGGGCGTGGATTGAATGGAAGGATTAGTATGAGCTTCAAGGATCAAGGGTTCGCCAAACGACTACAAGGCATGGGTGACATAGCTGAAGGAGCGTTTGAAGAACGATACCCTGAGAAATTTGTTAGATACGGATTAAATAGACCACCCATAAAGATGAGTGCGTTGCCACCTATAGTGCGGTATACGCCTGATTATTTAACCTCAAATGCGTTTGTTGAGGTACAGGGTTTAGGTGGCGACCAGATATTTAAGCTCAAAATAGATAAGCTTGAGTCGTTAAGTCATTGGAATACCATGCACCCTGTGCTGATGTACGTGTATGACTCGCACAATGTGAGAGACAAAACACTTACATGGGCTGAGCTGACACAATTGACAGTGAAAGCCAAGATAGCGTCTTTCCCTGAGGGTAAAAAGTACTACGCTATACCAGCGAGTAGTATATGGAGTGATGGGTAATCGTGAAGTAATACGGAGCACTATAGAATTTGGGTGGCTCTTTGCCCAATTTGCGGCAAAGCGCCCGAAACAGCCCCAAACCCCAACGCAAGCGTTAATACAAACAAAACCCAACGAACCAGTACTTGTGTCCGCACAAGAACGATTGCAGTTGCGTGAAGTAGTAGCGTCAGCAATGGAACAATTAACCGAAGAAGAGATATGGATAATCAATGCCTTACTCTTTGAGAGGTTGAGTCTTAGGGAAGCAGGGGCTATCCTGCAAATACCAAAGACAACGCTCGCAAGAAAACGAGACAAAATACTTAGAAAACTTAGGAAGGCTCTTGAAAACGAGCCTTTAGTGGAGGATTATTTAAATGGCAAAACTTGATATATCGCCTGCGACATGGGATAACGCAGCCGCATTAGCCGCAGAAAGAATAGATCTATGCGTAGCTAAAGGCATAGAACATCCCTACTCAGACGACAGAGAACAATTATTATGCGACCTGCGAGAAGGCTTTGACGCATTTAAGATAATGATGTTCGGCACAGACGAATGGGAGTTCGGAGAGAAACACAGACACGTTACTGTTGAATTCCTGATCGCATTTGCAGTCATCGTACTAGCATTAGTTCCGCACTACGACATGGTGTTAAGTTCAAAAATGAAAAAAGCCGAAGACGTGTTACCCCTATTGAGAAGAAAGCAAGAAGACTATGGCTACAATAACATTTCTGCATTTGGTATTGACGGCATACTTGTACGTATGCACGACAAAATAGCACGCATAGAAAACCTTACAGACAAACAAGTAGAAGGACTAAACGAACCCCTAACAGATTCGTTCTACGATCTAATAGGCTACTGCATTATAGGAATAATGGTTGCACTAGGAATATGGGAACTACCTATGAGTCCTCATCCTCAAGATTCCCCAGAAGAGTCGTAGCACGCATAATGATCTCTGTGATCGTAGCGAACACGTGACTATGCACTGGTGAGTTCTCGTAGTCTGCTGTAAGCGCTTCCACGTTAAAGCACATAGCGTGCTCGTATGGAAGTACCAGCAGTACTCCTAGATTGCCTTCATGCCAAACGGCATGACTGCCGTCATTTACAGATAAATGAGCAGACGAGTTCTTTATATTGGCGTGTATTTCCGCAGCAATATCATTGCCCTCGGCTACCACCCAATCATCAAACTCGTCAGATGTCATTTCTTAATGGCTGAACTGATAGGATTTTTGAAAAGCACACCACCGATGAAAGCAATAGCGGCATCGCCACCTATTGTTCCAAGAGCGCCAAGTACTACTGCAGCTACAACGCATACAACAGCAAGTGCTTCTGCTTTTAATTCCTTTATACTGTCCATAGGTATCTCCAAGTCACTGGTCCTATAATCCCATCATCAACGATGGGGAATTGCTTCTGAAAGCGTATTACTGCTTTCCGAGTTTTTCTGCCGTATATACCGTCAACTACTAAATTGACGGGGATACGTGCGTTCAATTGTGCTTGCGCCATTTGTACGTATTTGCCCTTAGATCTGAGTTTCAATGGTTTTTTCTGCAGGGTTTTACCTATGTCTAAGACGTATTGTTTTATTTGTCTAAAGTCATGTTGGCTTGGATTGCGAACGGGTGTCGCATCCATGCCTTGTTTAACCCAAGACGCTAACGTGTCAGACGGGCAATAAGTCTTTGCAAAGTCCCTGTGGCATTTAACCCATAAATGCTGCCCATATTTTGCTCGTATGCCTTCTATGCAACGAGCTATACGTTGCTTGCCTAGCTCTGTGAGATCGTCACCTGAGCCTATATAAGCTATAGATATTGTTTTGTAGTTCTGTCCTCGTGTGGCTGCGCCTTGATGCCAGCCACGCCCCTCAAAAATTGAGCCTGTTTCCCCTGAAACAAGAAAGTTGTACCCTATTGACTTCCAACCAAGATTCCTTACATGATACCTGTCATGCGCTCTTACCCTACTGGAAGGATCTTTTGCAGAACCAGTAGTGTGGTGCACAACAATGCCAACAGGTTTAATACGAAACGGAGATAATCTTCTCCCTGATTCAATCGCCCCCCATTCTTTGCGCTTTATATAATCCATACTATTGTCCTAATTGTCCCTTCGGGATTCCCGTTCTAATGATCTTAGCATCCTTTGAACTTCGTCTTCCTCATAGCCCCTAGATTCAAGTGTTTTTTCCTGCTCATATTTTGTGTTCGTACGTAAACCAATACCCAAGAAATAGCTAATAACAGTAGAGACTACACGTTGCTGGTAGCGTTCTTCGTCAGGGAAAAGCCTACGCACATCGCCAAGTATAGGTATCATGCTAGAAAGCCAATTCATGTCAGTGTCTTTCACCATCATTTCACCGTTATTAGCTTCCTTGTAAATACCTGCTGCTTGCAAAACATCTCTCAACACAGGAACATCAAACGCTCTCGGCACTTGCATAAACCTATCGCTATAGGAATAACCTTTCCAGAAATTCTGATTCGTAGCTCTTTCCATTTGCGCCTTAATCAAAGGCGACAAACCTGAAGCCATAACAGACAATCCACCCTCCAACCTATCCAAAGGATTTCCACCACCTTGGAAGAATGGGTCAATCATTTCAGGCAATACCTTATGTGGAAGATCTGGAAGAATCCACATCTTCTCATCCTTGTACTTAAATGGTGTTTCAAAGCCCATTTGTCTAGTGAAGTAATCAGGTACAGGTGCAGGGTCTGACTCGTCATAGCCAGTAAATTCTTTCTTGAAGTGCTCAACACGAGCAAATTTCTTAGGCTGTTTAAACGCTTCCTCAAGCATCAAAGGAAATGCACGCTTAGTCCAAACATAGAATGGATAAATTCGCTTAATTACCCCACGTTCAAACAAGCTAAGATCATCGTAATCAAAATGATATTTGATTACTTGCTCAAAAGCATCATCTATAGTTCCACCTTTGTTTATCGTATCAAACGCCAACACGCCACGTACGAAAGTTTCAGTTCCAATACCGATATTTTTGTGCATTTGCAAAAATGCGTTCTTACCACTGGCAGGATTCAATCTGTTTAATTTCTGCAAGGCTGTCTGCGCTGGACCAGCTTTAGTTTCAAACTCAGTAGCAACTTTACCTGCCTGACCTCCACCAAGTATTCCACCATCACGCATTTGGTCAATGATCGCTACATCCTCTGGACGAACCTGAGAAATGCTTTCCCAAATGCCACGCTTCTTAGCTGACTTCCTTAATTGAGCAGCGTATTGATCCAAGCCATTAGCTACAGCGTAATTATATTGACTCTTCCAATAAGCACGAGTAAACCTGCGATAAGTCTTTGGATTGCCAACACCAGCTAAGGCATTCATAAACACAGCAGAGAAAAAGTTGCGTGAATGAAAACCTGTTTTACCTATCAAGTAACCTTTCACAAGATTATGAACAGCATCGTACGTGCGTAACAACTTTCTCAATCCACCCTCAGCTTGCCACCTTACGACATCAACCATTGATTCTGTTATTTCTTGTGGACCTTGCGACCCAACACCGTAAGGTCTGAAACCCGACTGAAATGTTTGTTCAAAAATCATTTCAAATTCTTTAATCTTGTTCTCGTCTAGTTTACTTAACTGCAACCACTTAGCATTAACGTAATCTTGACCCTCTTTCCCAATCTTTTTAGCTGCTTGATTCAAATTGTCACTAGTTTGTACAAATCGTTTAAACTGAGACAAGAAATCTTCAGCGATAATACGAGCCTCTTGATCCATTAAAGCTACAGCCTCAGTCAAAGCAGGCAAATACTCCTCTTGAAAAGTACCTAAATCTATTGTCCTGATTCCATCATCCGTCAAAAACTCCCTAGCTCCAGCAGGAGAAAAATCTGTTGCAGTAACTATGTCTATTATTTGTTCGCCTTTTTTAACCTTTTCCAAATGCCTCTGTATTTGGCGTATCTCAATTTTTAGATTCGCAACTGCCTCTGGCTCTTTAAAAGCGTATACTTGCCCTAACGGGCTACCTCTTACAATCGTTGGATTAGACAAACCAATAGCATCAATTTGATTTGTTAAGTCACTCATTTCCTGAGCTAGCTCTTTAACAGCAACACGTGTGTTGTCTATGTTACTTATCAAATCTTTTTTGTTCATAGAAACAACAGCTTCTAAAGGATTATCAGGATTCTGCTTCCTTGCAGCATCCCAAATATCTACTTGAGGTTGATTAGCTAAGCTGCGTTCCTCGCCTAAAACAGCGTCAGCGTAATGCCTGTATTCATCCATAAAGGTTTTGCCCGTCATGATCGGGTTGTCTGCGCCACCCGTAATGTCGTAAGCCAATCCCTTAGCTGTACGAGTTATGTTTTCTTCAGGATTGACAACGCTTACAGGATTCGCTAACAAAACATTAGCCCAAGGAGTGTTATTGCTATTAGGTGACATCATCGTTCGTGTTCCTTTAGGTTCAGGATACATAAACGCAGTTTCACTGTGATAGTAAGCAATTGCACCGTAACCATCCACAGCTAAACCTTTTTTCATGCTTTCTTGCATTTGTGGATATATCAAAGATTCAGGAGTGACAGTAACATCGTCCATCGCTTTTAACTGTTTTACTATGTCTTGCCTAACGAAAGGATAACTAGGTGCAGGTGAACCACTCAAAAAGTTCTCTCCACCTGCAGGTGCAGCAGCACTTACCCTTTCAGTAGGAGCTTGCGCTCTGCCAATCAACTCTTGGAATTGCTGTCCTTGTGGCGTAACTCTTCTTCCTGTTCTTGGGTCAAACATGCTGCTTGGGGTTTGAGTTACTTGAGGTTTATATGGAGTTATTTTACTTTCGTAATCTGAAACACGACCTTTTTGCAAATAGCTCATAACTGATTCGTGCTGAAACGGAGCATACCTGTAATAGTCGGTGTTTGCTCTATAAACCATCGCACTATTAATGTAACTTGTTAATTGATTGTAAATAGGTTGAGTATTGCCAGTGCGAGTCGCAGTTCCCATGCGGAACAAAGTTGACACTTCTTCAAAATGTTTTTCAACAAGTTTATCCCAGTCTGGTCTTCCTTTAGCTACAGAAACATCTAGTCCCATTTCTGCCATAAGCGCTTCCTGCTGTTCAGGAGTACCTGTTTTAAGTTTCTCAACTATTTCTTTACGTAACGCTTTAGGGTCCACACCTTCCAAAGAAAATCTAGGTATGTCCATTATTGTTCCGCCTGCGTATTCCGAAGCTGGCACTTCATAAGATCTCTTGTAAGAACCGTAATCCCCACCTACAAGGTTCTTAATTATAGGCGAGTTCAAACCTAGTTCTTGATTCAAATAACCTAGTTGTTTGTCAGAGTTTAAGGCATTAAAGAAAGCTAAATCTTCCTTAATGGACCGTTCACTAGCAGACTGTAAGCGAACTAAACCTTCCCTATGTGTCTCTATTTTATTCATCACGTCACTCAATACCCAAGCACGATACTCTGCCAACTCTTTCTTCGTGAAAGGCTTGCCACCAGATCTCACTTCAGCAATACGTGCAACCATCCTGTCTATAAACTCTTGATTCTCTATATAAAAATCACTTGAGTGAGAGGCAATAGCATTATTCGCATACGCATCTCCCACAGGTATGTTATTCCAATGTTCTGGGTCACTAATATGAGCGTCTATGGATTGCGCAAAATCTACCGCTGAACGCCTATCATTTTGGAAACGTATATTAGCCATTTGCTCTGGAAAACCATACCCCATAGCTGCTGCCGTTCCGCCTGCTGGCTGTTTACCTACATTAGAGGGCGCAACCACATCAGGTGTATAGCCTTGAGTTACTTGTGCACCTGTTGTAGGATCAGTAACTACTGCGTTATGAGAATGCCAGTTGTAATAGGGATCTAATTTCTCTACACCAGTACCGTAAGGTGATCGTTTAGTAGGATCACGAAATAATCCTTCCGTAAAGTAATCAGTAGTAGTTTTTGTAGGTTGCCTGTTTCCTGCGAATGCACTACTACCTACCTGCGGTGTTAAGGCTGTGCTTGCGGTATCTAAACCAGAACCAACAGGGGCAGTAGCTACAAGAAAAGCTATTTCTTCCTCTGACAATGCAGCGCCTTTAGCCCTACCAAAATATATTTGCTCCCAAGGCAAAGCGTTACCGCCTTGCAATTCTAAATACCCAATAAAAGCTAACTTCTCATTAAACCCTAATTGATCCCATTCAGGGATGTTTCTTCCATCTAAAACTTTCATTGTTTCTAAAGTCTCAGCAGCTAAATTCAATCTTGCATTTTTATGGTTAAGTGATTCTTCACCAGAAAAAATGCTCGCAAGTTTTTCTTGCTCAGGTGTAAGCTTAACGTCACTAGTAGGAAGCTCAGTGTCACCGTTACGTAAATAATATATAAGCTTGTCTAAAGATTCCCCGTCAGCATCCCTGTACGTGTATTCCAACAAAAGCAACTCATGATCTCTCCACGCTGTTTGACGGTTTGGAGCAAAATCCTTCCCTACTTCCATGCTTGTAAAAAATCTTGCAGCACCCTGAACGTTTTCTGTATTAGTTCCCATTCCCTCAATAATTTGACCATCAAGTTCCCTATGCACATCTATATAATTGTCAAATTTCTCTTTTGAAAGAGCGCCATAAGGATCTGCGTCCATGATGGTTTGTTTAGCAGCAGTTACCTGATCAACAGGCGGCAATCCCAATACCCTGATTCCCTCAGAACCACGAGGAGTTTCTACTTTGTAAACAGAATCAGAATCACCAAAAGTTTGAGATTTCTTATCAAAATAATACTGATCAGCTTGAGTGCTATTAATCCATTGACTGTCTTGCCACGAAGACCTTGGAACGTTTTGAGTTCCAGCAAAATCCTTAGCTCTAACTACACTCTTTCCGCCATAGCCATGACGTGCATAAAAGAACAAACGTTCTTGAGTGTCCTTCACAGACGAAGGAATCTTATCTATAGGTGGAGTACCAACATCAACTTTTGCAACAAAATAACGTGAAACAGAATTAGTTGTCTGCTCCTCAACTTCAGGCAACGCACCATAAATTGTAGCCCTAATGTTTAATTCTTCACTTATTTCACGCATAGCAGTTTCAATTGGGCTTTCGCCTACGTCCATGCCACCCTTTGCAAGAGTCCATTTGACTCCTCCAAACGGTTCTCCAGTATTTACAGAATCTGTGGGCATACGCATGATTACATTACCGTTTTGATCAACAACAACAGCACCGTACCTAATTGACCTTCCATCAGGTGTAACAGTGTCTGTCATGCTTCCAGACCACAGAGCTTGAGATTGTAACTCTTCTGCTCTTTCAGGAGCAGAGTTTACCCACGCTTCATACTCGTTACGACCTGTAGGCGGATCGTCATACAAACTAAATTGAGTTTGAGAAGTGTCGTCCCAAGGCATCAACTCTTGTATGTCATCATCCCACTGACCCATGATCTGTTGTTGAGCTTCAAACTCATCCAGCTCACTAACTGACCCAAACGGCGACCCCATTGATTCATCCGCCATAGCTTTTTCTATAACTAAATCTTGAGCATCTTCTTCAAATAAGCTTCTTTGCCAATCAAGATCAGTACTATGGTACGCACTAGAAACATCGTCATACTCCATTGCTGCAACAGCAGGATAGTTCTTAGGATCATTTGCCCAACGCTCATATTCTTTAAGCACCATGCGATCCCTAAGAATGCCTTCTTTGTCTGCGGTAGTAAGTTTGCGTCCCTCACCAGCTTTTTCCATAGCTTCTTTGACTGGATAAGCTTGAATAGCTTGTGTTTCTCCATCATTACTTATCCAAGAACGCAAACCTTCCTTTTTGGAAGTTTGCTGGACATTGCTATGAGGGGGTTCAACAATTTGTTTAATTGTTTGTGGATCAAAACCTGAAGCCAACTGCGCTTTAAGCAAGTCATCGCCTTCAAGCAATGGTGGAGCTGAACCTGTATGTCGCTCAATAATCTCACGTATACCTTTGGTTCTTACTTCTAACCAATCAGTAAACATTTTTATATCTTGAGGAGTAGCGTCTGTGCCTAATGTTTTAATAACAAAAGGTTCCCAACCTCCAAAACCGCTTCTCATGTTATTTATTGTTTCAAATTGAACACCCAGTTCTCCCCAGAAAC